ATGATTGACATCCAACTTCTCCGTAAAGACATCGATACTGTCGCCGCCAAACTGGCGACCCGCAAGTTCCAGCTCGATGTAGCTGGCTTCAATGCCCTGGAAGGCGAACGCAAAGCCATCCAGATGCGCACCGAGGAACTGCAAAGCAAGCGCAACTCGCTGTCCAAGCAGATCGGTATGCTGAAGGGCAAAGGGGAAGACACCACCGCCGTGATGGCCGAAGTAGCTGGCCTGGGCGATGAGCTGAAGAATAACGAAGCCGCACTGGCTGTCGTGCAGGAAAAAATGAGCGCCTTCCTGCAGGCCGTGCCGAATCTGCCGCATGACTCCGTGCCGGCCGGCACCGATGAAACGGCCAACGTGGAAGTGCGCAAAGTCGGCACTCCGCGCAGCTTCGACTTCGAAGTCAAAGACCATGTCGACGTGGGCGCCGCACTGGGCCTGGATTTCGACACCGCCACCAAACTGACCGGTTCCCGCTTCAGCGTCATGAAGGGCGGCATCGCACGCCTGCACCGCGCACTGGCGCAGTTCATGCTGGACACGCACACCGACAAGCATGGCTACACCGAGTGCTACACGCCGTACATGGTCAACGCCGATTCGCTGCTGGGCACCGGCCAGTTGCCGAAATTCGAAGCCGACCTGTTCTCGGTGAAGAAGGGCGGCGCGGAAGGCGAGGGCGAGACCTTCTACCTGATCCCAACCTCCGAAGTGTCGCTGACCAATATGGTGCGCGACGAGATCGTGGCCGCCGAGGCGCTGCCGATCAAGGTGACTGCGCATACGCCGTGCTTCCGTTCCGAAGCCGGCTCCTACGGCCGCGACACCCGCGGCATGATCCGCCAGCACCAGTTCGACAAGGTGGAGCTGGTGCAGGTGGTGCATCCGGAAAAATCGTACGAGGCGCTGGAAGAGATGGTCGGCCACGCCGAACACATTCTGCAGTCCCTGGGCCTGCCGTATCGCGTGATGCAGCTGTGCACCGGCGACATGGGCTTTGGCGCCGCCAAGACCTACGACCTGGAAGTGTGGCTGCCGGCGCAGAACACCTACCGCGAAATCTCCTCGCTGTCGAACTGCGAAGCCTTCCAGGCCCGCCGCATGCAGGCCCGCTTCCGCAACGCGCAGGGTAAGCCGGAATTGCTGCACACCCTGAATGGCTCCGGCCTGGCGGTGGGCCGCACCCTGGTCGCCGTGCTGGAAAACTACCAGCAGGCCGACGGTTCGGTGGACATCCCGGCCGCGCTGCAGCCCTACATGGGCGGCCTGGCCAAGCTCGTAGCGTAATTTTAAAAATAGCCCTTCCATTTTTCGGAAGGGCTGCTATAATCTTGGCTCTCAACGGCGACCACCGTTAAATGCAGTACCTGGAGAGGTGGCAGAGTGGTCGAATGTACCTGACTCGAAATCAGGCGTAGGGTGTCCCCCTACCGTGGGTTCGAATCCCACCCTCTCCGCCATGAATTCAATGACTTACGTCATCCTGAAAGCCACCGAAACCCGGTGGCTTTTTTGTTTTGTGCGGATTTTTTTGCCATTTATGCAGGGCCGCCTGGCGCTACCGCCGGCTCACCAGCTGCGCTATACTGTATGCATGTACAGTATCCAAGTCCGCGAATTGATGAAAGACGGGAAGGAGCTCCGCAACGCGGGGCCCGGCGTCTATGGCGAGGTGACCATGCACTGGTGGAACGAACAGCCCCGCCTGGTCGTCAGCCCGGGCAACGGGCAGCAGGGCAAGCTGCTCCCGACGTTGTGGTTTGCGGAGTGCGTCGGCTTCTTCCGCAACCGACAGAACTGGAAGGGGTGGCAGCAAGGGAAGAATGGTCCTGTCCAGCAGATGTGGGAGATCACGTTCCACGACGGCCCGCCTCCGGCGGGAGAAGCCGGGCAGTGACTATTGCGCCAGCCCGTGGTCGCGCGCAGCAGCCTGGCACGCGCGGCCGGTGGCCAAGTCGGTTTCTACGGCCAGAATCAGCGCTTTAAGATCTCGGTCAACGTCTTCTCGAACCAGCCCGGCGGATGAATCGGCGCCATCGCCGCGGCCGGGAAGGTCGGCTTGGGTGGCGCCGGGAGGTCCACCACAGATGGCGGAGCCGACGCGCAGCCGGCCAGCAGCATTGAGCCGAGCAGTAAGTTCAGCAATTTCATTGTCTTTCCTTTCGGTAATTTTCCGGTTCGCCGCAGCCTGCCGGGCCGCCTCAACCTTGTTCTCGGCAATGCGCGCCAGTACAGCGGATGCCTCGGCGCGCGCGCGCGCGCCTTCGGCAGCGTCCCACTTTGCCTGGACGTGCTGCGCGCCCTTCGCCCACGCGATCGCCACCAGGGCGGCAGCCGACAGGGCCAGAAGCCCAAGACGATAGGGCGCGGGGATGGCGTTGATCAGGTTCATACGATCCTCCCGCCGGCGGCGACAAATACCTTGCGCAGGTCGGCCAGCTTGTTCTCACGCTGGCCGTAGCCGGCGCCTGGCAGGCTGGCCCAGCGGCTCCGGCACTTGTGTACGGCCACGTCAAACCAGCCAACTTCGATGTCCTCAAGCGCGCCGCATTCACGGATAAGCTGCACCGCCCACTTATCCTGCGAGATAGGGCTGAAGTCGGCGAGCTTGAGCTGCTTGCGGTAATGATCCCAGTAGCGCCCCATGAACTGGTAGCGGCCGGCTGCATCGCTGTTATGGGTCTCGCTACGAATGCGCGGATGGGTGGCGTAGCTGTTGAAAAGGATCGGCTTCTGTGGGCTCGACCCGACGCACACGTTATAGCCGCGGTCGCTCTTGGCGAGCAGCGCCGGGCCGATTTCACTCCAGGCGATCATATCCAGGAAGGCAGTCAGTTGGGTGCTCAAAGTACCTCCTTGATCTCTTTCACCACGTCGGCCAAGTCGGCGTTGCGGCGCTTTTCGATGTAGTTGAACAGGAAGCGCACGGCCGCCCAGCCCGGCAGGCCACAGGCGAAAGCGACGCCCAGCAGCGCCACCAGCCCGATCGGCGTGTGCGCCCAGGTCTGCAGCTGCAAGTGCATGATCAGTGAGGCTCCGCCGCCGAACGATCCGACCAGCGTGCTGATCAGGCCCACGGCCCATTCGCGCGGGCTACGCGGAGTGGTGAGACACATCACGACTACGGCCGCTAGGCCGGCGCCGATCGCGCCAGCGCCTGCAGCGCCGCCGAGTACCTTCCACCCGGCAGCTGCACCAGCTGCGCTGGAAATTGGTTCGCTCATATTTGGGGCTTTCATGGTTTGGAAAAGTCGAAGTTGACGATGGTCGGTTGGCGTTCCGTGAAGGCAGGGCATCCGAGGATGAAATACGCTTCGCCGGGGCTGTAGCGGTACGATTCCTCGATCATCAGGGCACCAAGTCCGGCGGCCGAGCAGAACAGCTTGCGCACCGCGCCGCGGATGGGGGAAATAATGAAATGCAGCTGGCCAAGGAGGTCATAGCGCCAGCCCTTGCGATCCTCGAAGTACCGCCGGGCAGGCGCCTCCATCCATTGAGGCAGCTCGCGGAAATCCCAGTTGTCCGAACTGTAGTTGATCCGCTTGAAGCGTACGCCGCCATCTTCGAACGATGACGAGGCAGACAGACCATCGCTGAAGATCAGCTCCATGTGCGAATGCTTGGAGCGCGTCCACCACCTCACCACCCTGTTGTAAACGCCGGGCAGGCCTGGCCGGGTCCCCTTGTAGAATGCCGCGCGAAATACCATGTCAATATTCCTTATCGCTGAAGTGGTGCAAGAACTTCGGTGCTTCAATGAATATCTTTACAGGCCAGATGCGTGAACGAAAAGCTCATCGAGCCCTTCCGGAGTAAGGCCCAATTGGGCAGCAATGCTGATCACCAATGGCCGGTCGCGCTGGAATTCCAGGGAATCGTCCCACTCGATCTGCGCCAATCGGCGTGCCGTTGGATCTGGAATGGCATCGATCGCGGGTTGCACGCTATCGAGCAGATCGGCCAACAGCAACGCTTGGAGCGCTTGCCGCCGCGTGACTACCTTCGGAACCATTGGAGAAAGACTCGGCCACGAGACGGTTTCTGCATCCACTACTTCGGCCGTGCCGATAACGGAAAATGGAAACTCCATACCGTCGGCCCGATACCGGTCCGCCTCGACGTCGATGCTTTGGAATGGCCCGAGTGGGCCGGCTGCGGTGATCAGTGCCTTCATGCTGCCATCTCCAAAAGTTGTAGAGCCCCGCCATTAAAAGCCGTGATCCACGACTCGCGGCTGTTCTGTCCGCTTGCCGAAGGAGCGCCGAGGGTCATTGGCGCGTCGCGGGTGATGTTGAATCGCTCCCCGATCACCGTAGTGCGGTCGCGGCCATTATTTGGGGCAGCTACTGCCAGGGTCCCGTTGTTGAGGGCACGAGGATCCCGGGCCGAGCGGATCGTGGTGGCGACGATCGGGTCGAGGAATGTCGCGACTGGAGCGCGCTGCTTGACGGTGATGGACGGGCTTGCACCGCTCGCATCGATGTGGTTGAGCTGCGCAGTACCTGCCGTATTGGAGAGCATCTTCGCGGTCGTGCCCGAGGACTGAGGAAGGGCGACAACCGACGTCACGGCGCCGGTCATGGCGACGGATACGGCAGCGGATGTGGACACCGTGCCGCTGGTATCGGTGAGGATGCGGGTGTAGAAGTTCGCGTCGCCGGTCAGTCCATACCCGAGCAGGATCTTCGTGCTCGAGGTGGCAAACCAATCGAACTGAGCAGAATTGAACGCTTCAGACGAGACGTTCACCTCGGTGGCCGTGATGGACGCGCCGCTGATGGTGTACAGCCGCACCAAGCTGCCCGGCGTCGCTCCCGTGTAGAGCGCGGCATAGCGGCCGCTGCCCATGAGCTGAACTTTCCTGAGACCCGTCGCGCCGCCCGGCGTGACTTTGTTTTCGGTCCCGGGAGTCAGGTTTGCGCCGGACAGGGTGAAGCACTGGGCAACCAGGTCCCCGGAAGCGGCGCCTATGAGGAGGGCCACCGTCGAAGAGTTCGCATAGAGCAGCGTCGAGCCCGTTTGGAAGGACGCCGTAGTGGCTGAAGTCGGGGTCGACCCGAATGCTACCGTGGTGCCGCTGACGGTGATGCCATTCAGGCGGCAGGTGGTGCCATCATTCCAGGCCATGGCGTAGGATGAGCCGAGCTGGACAAGGTCAAGCATTACGCCGGAAGCGGACCCGCCTGTGCCATTGGCAATTGCATTGGGCGTGATACCAGTACCAGAGATGGAGAGCGTCAACCCCTGCGTCGGCTGAGCTGTCCCCGTGAAGGCGACAAGCACCAGGTTGGTCGAGGCAAGCAAGGCGCGGAAATTGAAGTTGGGCGAAGCGCCCGACACCGTGGTCGCGATCGTAGTTGTGCCACCCCACTGTTGAGTAGACTTGTCATATACAACGGCATATAGCGTGGTGCTGCCATAGATCAAGCAGGTGCGGTTTGCATCGAGGGGCACCGCTACGATGCTGGAGCTAGAGTTGGAAGGGATAGTGGACAGCTCGCGCTGTCCGACGATGCCCAGCAACTGGGATCCGTCCAGGCTCCACACGCCATCCGAGGTGGAATTGTCGGACAGCCCTACGATCACGTTCGAAAACGGACGAATGAATCCCTTGATCGTTCCGAAGAAGTTGCGGATGGCGAAGTCGTATTCACCAGCATTGTGGAGGTTAAACACCCCCGCCCCCTTGGTCATGCTCATTGCGTTCGGCAGGTACACGCTCTGTCCTGGAGCGGTAGGAGTGAAGGTCTGAGATCCCCCGCTCGAACTTGTCAGGACGGCGTTCACGCTGGCCAGCGCTCCGCCAACGCCAACGCCGACTATCGTGCGTTCCCAGTTCGTGCCGTCGTTCGCTGGATCAGTTGCGCTTGTGCCGGCCGTCTTACGGCGGTAGGACTGGAAGTTGACGCCACTGATTGCAGCTTGCCCTTGCGCATAGTTGGTCGCCGGATTAAAGATGGTGGCATTCGCAGCGGCGGAAGCGATGGCAGCATAAGCTTCGGCTGCCGCCTCGCTTTCGTCGGCACTGCTGGCTGCAGCTTCCGCCGCTACAGCCATCGTGTTGACCTGGCCGGCAAGCGTATTGAACTGTTCTTGCGCGGCGGCCTCGGCCGCAACCCACAAGTCGCCCCGGTCGGGGAAAGTTGCCGGATCGCTGCGGTCAGGTATGCTCAGGCCTTCATAAGCGGTCACGGGAGTAAGAGGATAAGCCATTAGATCAGCGCCTGTACTTTGAGGTTGAAGAGAGAGCCGGCCGAGTTGTCCAGCACGTGCGTGAAATCGTTTTTGAAGCCCAGGGCATTCAGCGATGGGTATTTGTCGCCCAGGAACGACCAGACGACTACGCTTCCGGTAAGGTCTTCCATTTGGCGGTTCACTTCATCGAAGCCACCAGAAGCGAACGGCACAAAGACCTTGGCGGTGATGACCTTAGCCGGCAGGCGCGCCGTGATCTTGACGTTGCCGTACGGGTCAGGCTTGTAGGTGGAATAATCGAGGTGACGCACTTCTGGTTGCCACTGCACTTCTCCGATTTGCGAGAACATCCCGCATTGCAGTGTGCCGAGCGTCATCGTGCCGGCGCCGTGGAAGGTCAGCGTCACACGCCCATTGGCATAGGGAGGCAAGTCGAAGATCGCCAGCGCCTGCTGCAGCAGGATCGGCGCAAACCAGAAGTCGTACCAGTTGAAGACGTTCTTTACAGTCAGGTCGTAACTTTTGTTGTACACCGTCGTGGCGCCACTGGTCATGACCACGTCGACGCTGTTGATGCCAGCCATGTTGCCGAGGAACAGTGCGCTAATTCGGCCTGGGTCGAATACCACGACTTTATTGGCAGGGCCGGTCGCCGTGCTGACGCTGGAATTGACCGTATCGAACATGCGATAGGTATTCGTGTAACTCACCTCGGCCCAATAAATAGTGCCCGTCGTGGCGCCCTCGACATTGCTGGGCGGGTACTTGTCGGTATGCGCGACCAGGCATTCATACAGCTTATGCACGGACCCCGATATGTAGGCGCGCTGGCCGACCGCGTAGGCGGTCACATTGCTCCAGACGGTTCCGTCAACCGACTCCGCGAAGTCGGACGAGACAAGCTTAGGGAAGACCGCCTCCACTGTTTCGAAGGCGGGACGGATCACGCGCAAGCTCATGCTGTTTTCCTTATGTGCGTTCGCCCGGCATGCCTTGCAGGTTGAACTGTTCAAGCGTGGCGGCGGTGGACTGGCTGGCGGTAACGAGATTCGCCATGCTGGTCGTCATCACCGTCTCCAGGGATTCCATGCGCTTTTCCAATCCAGCGACGGCGCTTATCGGCGCCATGGCGGAAGCCACGCGCTCAGGCGCGACACGCGCCTCGGTCTTAATCAGCCCGTTGCGGAAGGCGTCGAGGGAGGTGCCCTCCCAGAAGCGCGTCATGTAGTCGTTGCCGCCGCTCGGGATGGCGCCGGTCAGGATGCCACCGGTAACGGGTACGATCGGGCGCGACCCGGCGCCGCCAACGTTGCTTACTGGCGTGGCCCCGACACCGCGCGCCGCACTCACTGCGGAGGAAAAGGCGGAGAGGGCATCGCGTACGGTCAGCACGGATGTATTCACCCCGTTGATCGCATCGATCTGCGCTTGCGCCGACTCTAGCTGCCGATCTAGGACACCTAGCTCCTTCGCCTGCGCTGCTTCTTGCTCTGCCTTCCAAGACTGGATCAACAACAATGTTTGCTGCTGCCCGTCCAGTTGTTTTTCAGCCCGGTCGCCGATGGACAAAAGGTCGTTGCGGGTTTGTGCAACCGCCTTTTCGAATTCGAAAGCGCTGGAGAAATCGCTTTCGTTGAACTGGGTCGCATCGGCAATCGCTTGCCGCACCTCGTCCTCGTCCAGCATGCCGCCGCCGCGCGCCATATTGCTCAAGCGCTGGCGGGCACGCGCGCGAGATGCTGCCTCGTCGCCAGATAGCGCGAAGCTATTGAATGTGTCGCGTGCCAGCTTGATGATGCTGCGGGTACGGTCGATAGACTGGCCGATGCTGTTTATCGAATTGCTGAAGGCGTTGACCAGCGGGGAGAACCGGTCGATGACCTTTTGCCGCTCGCGGCCGATGGCGTCTTGCAGGTTGCCGAAGGCGGACTGGGCAGCGCTGCGCGCTGCCTCCGCCGCCGTCTTCTCGTCCTGCAGCAGGTAGATGCGCTCTTGCAGCGGGCGCAGGCTGGCATCCATGGCCGCCAGTTCCGCCTGACGTTGGCGCGCGAGCGCTTCGCCCGGCGTGTGCGACAGGTCGAAAATCCGGCCCTCCAGGGCGGATCGTTGCTCGGCAAGCTGCTTGGCGAATTCAGATGCTGCTCGGCCGGCCTGCTCCGCATAGTCGGCAACTGCCTTGAACTGCGGCGCAATCGCCAGCAGGCCAGCGTAGAGTTTCGCGCCGGCCTCGGTCGCCAGCGCGCCGGAATTGGTCAGCCCCAGCACCGCCTCGCTAAACTGTGCGGTGGTCTTCAGGCTCGATTGCCCCAGGGCTGCCAGCGCCTCGTTCACCTGTTTCTGGATCGGGGCAATGCGCTGCTCGTCGGTTAGGAAGTTCTGCGAGAAGAAGTCTGTCTGCGAGACAAGCGCTTCGATGCCGCCGGCCAGCGTGATCAGTCGCTCGCGCGCGGCCAGCGAGGCAACGCCGATGGCCCCGAACGCATTGTCGACATTCGCGCCGATCGCTTCCAGCGAGGCGCCGACCAGTTGGAATTCGGTGGCGACGCGCTGCAGCGTGGTCGCGGCGGTCTCGCCCTCGATGCTGAACTGTGCGAGGTTCGGCACCAACAGGTTCGCCAGGTCATCGGCGATACCGCCGAACGCCTTTTCGATAGCGGCCTTGTTCTCCGCCTCGTCCTTGCCCAACGTCAGGTTGATCTGCTTGCTGTAGCCATCGATGACTGACGTTTCGGCGCCCAGCGCCTTGCCCAGCGCGCGGATCGCGTCGACGGCGCCGGTCACGAACGTATCGAATTCCGTGTCACGCGCGCCGGTAATGGGCGATGTCTTCACCGAGCGCTTGTCGCTCCGGAACAGGCCACCCTTTTGCAGAATGTTGGCAAAGTCCTCGCCGGAGAACCCGCCTGTTGTGATCGTTCCCCGGATGCCCTGGGACTCGATGACGGGGCTCTTGCGGCCAAACAGGGCGGTCACAACTGGCGCGCCGGATATCATGCCGGCCAGCCGATCGCTTAGCCCCAGGGTTTGCAGGGTTTTGTAACCGTGCATGGCGCCCGGTATCAGCGGATTGGTCAGCGCGGTATTGGTGCTTCCGTTCCCTGGATCGAACCCGCTTTTCATCAGCCCACGCGAAAGCGCCATGCCGGCCGCAATCCAACCAGCAACGGAGATGACCGAAGCCGCACTAGAGCCCGCAGAAATCCCACCGGCTGCGGTGGTATTGCCAGCCGTGGAGAAGGCGCTGGAAGCCGCTGCAGCCTGCGAACTGGTCAACCGCATGCCTGTGCCGAAAGCTGAAACCGCTTGCGAGCCGAAAGTATTGCCCAGCGAAGTGACAATTCCGCCGAGCGAGGACGCGATACCACCAGCAAAGCCGTTGTAGATGGTCTTGCCGATGGAAAGCAGGTTGCTCACGCTGCCGAAAATTCCTTGGCCACCATCCGCACCAGACGCGCCAGCGCCGGAACTGGTCAATTGGGCCTTGACGTTAAACAGCCACTTCTTCAACGTCATCTGATAAAGCCAGTCGAAGAAGATGTTCTTGAAGGATTCCTTCAGGCGCTGCGCGGCGCTCTTGCCGCCGTCGGCGATGCTTACAAACGTGTCATGGGCCGTGCGCTCGATGGAATCCCACAGCGCCTCTTGCTGTTGGAAGTCCTGCGCTTTGAGCATGCCATCGCGGGTTTCTTTGGCTAGCTTGCGAATCAGCTCGGCGTTTTCACGGAGCTTGACGGTCTCTTCGCTGCGACCATGGTTGGACTCCAGGATAGTTGCCTCAAGTTCCTTCCGGACAGCAGCCTCCTCGGCGAGCGCCACCGTCATTTCTGCGACCTCGCCCTTACTCAAGCCGATCAAGGCGTTCGCTTGCTGCTGGGCTTGAATTTGTCGGCGGATTGCCTCGTTATCAGCCTCGCGCTTCGCGATCAGATCGTTATATTCCTTGGCGGCCTTCTTGGCGGAGTTGATGTCCAAAGCCATCAAATCCCCTTGCAGCTTAAGGCGGCGCGTCAGGGACTTTTCGTCCAGCGCCGCAATCTGGCCGCGCAGCGCCGCCTGCTCCTTTTGACTGTCGGCCTTGCCCTTGTAAATCTCCAGTTCTTCCTGGAGCCGGGCCTTTTCACGCACGAAGGCGGCCTCTTGCAGGTCAGCCACTGCCTTCAGATATTCGCGCTCGGTCACAAGCCCAGCAGCGCGATTTGCTTCCAGGGCGTCCGTGGAGCGCTGGGCGACGGCATCTTCCACGTCGCCGCGGCGCTTGATGGCCTCGATCTGGCTGTTGATCAGGTCGTTGAATGCGGCCTTCGCCTCGCTGTTGCCCTTCTCGGTGAACTTTTCGCGCACCTTGGCCACGCGGGCCTCGATATCGGAATCGGAAATCCCGGCGTCCAGCCCCTGCTGGCGAGTCTTGGCAATCTCGCGCTCGAGCTTTTCCTTCTTGGTAAGGAATTCCTCGCCAGCCTTCATCCAGGCGATGTCAGCGGCATTGAAGCGGGCTTTCTCCGCATCCAGGCCGGCGATGGTCTTCTGCAGCGCAATCTGTCGCTCGATCGAAGCTTCTTCGGCCTTCAGGCCTGGTAGGCGTTCGCGCGCCTCACCGGCGCCGATAAAGCTGAAGCGGTTCGCCTGCAGCTTCGCGATCTGCTCCTGCACCTTCTTGAGCTTGTCTTCTGGCGTGTCGTCGCGGCCGACGTCAAGCATCGCGTCCCATGCCTTCTTCGCGAAGCCGGTAACGCCTTGCCAGGCCTTCTCGATGGTGCCGAGTTGCCCCTTGATCTTGTCGGCCCGCTCGTCCAGCGCCGAGGCGTAGGCCTTCTGCGCGACTTCGGCGGCCTCGTTCGTTTTGCCCAGCTCCTCGAGGGCCTTGATCTGCGCGTAGACCGACGACGTAAGGTAGTTGAGCGATTCGTTCAGCTGCTCGGACGCTTTGACGGGCGACTTGCCCAGGTCAGCAAAATTCTTGGCCGTATCCTGGATGCTCTGGTCCAGGTACTTGTTGGTCTTGATCGCGGTGACCGCAAATGCCTCGAGATTGTCGCGCGCCACTTTGCCGGTGCCCGCCAGCGCGGCCAGAGATTCTGTGGCGGCTCCCTGCGTGGCGGCGCCAGTCGCCCGGATGCTGGCCGCCATGTCGGTCAGCTGAGCCGTCGTCGTACCGGCCACATTGCCGGACTTCACCAGCGACTTGTTGAACTCGTCGGCCTCTTTGCTGCCCTGGTTGTAGGCGACGCCGATCGCCACCAGCGCGGCAGCGATGACGGTGAACGGATTGATCAGGCCGGCCACGGTCTGGCCCAGCGCCTTGGCGGCGGCGCCCGCCGACCCGAACATGTCGCGCAGCTGGCCACCCTGCTGCAGGAAGACGGTCAGCGGCTGCTGCCCACCTTGCAGGGAGGTGACGATGTCGGTCAGCTGGGCGGGAACGCCGCGCAGCGCGGCGGCGGTTTGGGCGGCGGATACGCCGACGTTTTTCTGTTGCGCCTCGATGGCGCGTAGCTGATTCAGGTAGGGCGTCAGCTTTTGCGGATCCACGCCGCGCTGCTGCGCCAGCGCCTCGTAGTAGGCGGCACTGGTGCGGCTGCCGGACTCCATGGCCACCGCAGTGCGCTGGATGGCGTTGGCGATACTGCGCTGGGCACGGTCGACCTGCGCGGCGGAGCGCTCGGCGCCGCCGCCGATGTTGTCGACGCCTTTCTGTGCACGGTCGCCGGCGGCCTTGACTTTGGTGGCCATGCTCTCGGCCTGCTGGCCGATCTCATTGAAGCCTTGCTTGGTGCGGGTGGTGTCAACCTCCGCAACAAGCTGGACGCGCCGTTCTTCCGTCATGCTGCCTGCTCCTTTTGTTCCTGCATTTTTTCGAGTGCGGCAAGTTCCATTACCTGGATGTCCATTTCGAGCTGTTCATACTCGGCGGGCTCCAGGTTCATGCGATCGAGCTTGTGGTACAGGACCAGGTAATTGATCCCCAACACGCCGTTGGGGCCCGGTACCCACTGGGTCTGGAGGTGGCAGAAGAGAAGCGCCGCCGGCCAGTTCTCAGGCCATACCTCGAACTCCTTCAAGATGCCGCCGGCGGCGACTACGGCTGCGACGAAAGGATTCGCTTCCTGCTTCTTGTCCGTCGTTTCGTAGTACGCCTTGGCGGCCGCTTTTAGTTTCCCAGCCGGCCCTCGGTCATCGCCTCGCGGTACGCGGCGATGATGGTTTGCGCCGCTTGCGGCACTTCATCGACCAGCTGCACGACGGCCTCGCGGTCGAACGGAATATCGAGGTTCCAGCCGTCCAGCGCACCCAGGATGAAATCGGCCTGGCTTTCGGTCTTGCGCGCCTGCATGTCGGCTTCCGGCATGCCCAGATCGATCGACGTGCCGGCCTCCTTCTGCTCGGCGGCCTTGGCCTTCATCGCTGCAAGCTCGGCCTCGGCCTGAACCTTGACCTTCTCGGCCTGGTCGTCAACGAACTTGGCGTAGTCGGATCGGGTGCGATACTTGAAATCGACCTTGATGCTGCCGGTGGTGCCGTCCAGCATTGGGAAGGTCAGGTCTTTGGAAATGGTTTTGGGCGGTTTGCCCAGGATCAGCTTTGCCATGTTGCGGTTTCCTTTCGCGGGAGGATGTGATTGCTAGTACCGGAGTGCGCGCCCGCGAAGGCGACACACTCCGGCCTATGCTCGGTTACTGCTTAGTAAGAGATGACGCGGCCTTGGAAGGCCAGCGAGGAGGTCACTTGGTTGACCTGGCCGGCGTTCAACTGCGGAACTTCCGAGGTGGCCATGTAGCCATAGCCGTACTGGTACGACGGACCGGACAGCACCTGGCGGAATGCCACCTTGGACAGCGAGCGGCTGATGTCCAGCATTTGCTGATAGGTGGCGTTCGTGGCATCGTGACCCAAGGTCAGGGTCAGATTGGAGGAGTTGAAGCCGGTCGGGATGCTCAGACCGTTGCGCTTCGACAGAGGGTTGACCTCGGTGAATTTCGGATCACCGCCGGAGCTGGCAATGGTCAGCACCTGCGGAATGGTCTGCCATGCCGAGATCTTTTGCGCGGTGCCGGTGCCAGTGCCAGCGGGGAAGAAACTGGTGTTGGTGGTGTTCAGGCCCAGGATCTTGAAGCTGTTTGCGTCGACCACTTCGATGCGGAAAACCGTGTCCGTTGCATCTTCCCAGCCCGAGGTCAGCAGGATCTCGTCGTTGGTCGTGTAGCCGTGCGCGGTGCTGGTGGCCACCGCCGGGTTGGCGTTCGTCACTGCGGTAATGGTCTTTGCCGAAGCAAAGGTTGCGGAGAACTGCTGCAAGCTCCCCTCGGGTACGTTGTACGCCATGGTGCTTCCTTTCTATTGGATAGGCCCGCAAGGGGCATAAAAAAACCCGCGTCTCTTTCGATCGGCGGGTTGGTTTGAAGCCCTTGCGGGCGCTACTACGAAAAACTAGGTGCGTTCGCACCAAATGCTGAAGTCCTGCCTGCTGCAATAGACGGGGATATCGGCGTCGAAGTCGGAAACGGCGGCCGCGCTCGGCTTGCCGACGAAACCGGTCTCCACGATGATCGCCTCCTCGATCTGCTTGATCAGCGCCTTGGCTTCGGCGCGGGTGTTCGACCAGACGTTGACCTGGATCTCCGCGTTTTCCATGTTCGGCACTTCGCGCGCCAGCGGCTTGATCACGGCGCCACCGATTTGCTGATACGTCACGTACGGGCGCGCGGTGTCGAATGGCGCGAAGTCGGGGAACGTGCGCGTGCACACGGCCTTGAGCGCGGTGGTCAGCTTACTTTCCAGGGCCATGGTTGATGATCTCCAGCAGTTTCTGTTCGGCGGCCAGTTGAGCGATCGCGAACGCGGATTGCGCTTTGCGCACGAAGGGGCGGGCGGCTACCTGCTTCGGCGTCGCCAGGGGCACGTAGTACGCGGCCTTCACCGCCGGCGAGGCGGTGCGGCTCGGGGCTTTCTTGCCGCGCATCGATGGCCGTACAGCCGTGTACCAGTTGCCGTCCTTGCCCATGTACGATACGTAGCGCTGGATATAGCCGAACTCCAGCAGGTGGCCGTGCGGCGCCTTGCGCGGGTTCCAGCTCACGTGGTAGGTCGCGCGGCCGGCGCCGCTGTTCGCTTCCGAATAGGCTTGGTAGATTGATCGATCCAGGTTGCCGGACCTGCGCCCGATCGCGCTGACGTTCTTCTTTACTTCGTCGTACAGCACCTGGCTAGCGGCCTGCGCGCTGGGGCGCGCCCCTTCCTCTGCACGCTCGCCCATGGTGTCGAGCAGGCCATTCAGGCCCGCCAGGTCGACGCGAAGGAAACTCACTGGATCACCTTGCACGTCAGGTCCATATAGACGCGGCCGTGCTCGTCAGGCAGGATCGCCTGGATTTCGAACACTGTCGCGCCGTACACAACGCGCATGCCTGCGTTCAGGCCGGTGCGGTAGCGCAAACGGATCGACGCCTGGACCACCGAATGGTCGGCGCCGGTCTTGATGGCCGACATGCCATTCAGGTAGCGGATGTCTGCCCAGGGCTCAGCGACGGTACTCCAGGTGTCGTTCGGCTGCCCCAGGTCGTCCGTCGAGCCCGCCCGGGCCTGGATCGCCACCTTATGGCGCAGGTTCGCGGACAGGCTCATGCAAACACCGTTTCACGGTCCAGCAGGCGATCGAGGAAGCTGCTTTGCACAGTCCCCTTGTCCGCCTTGATCGCGGGATCGTACTGCTCGCGCAGCTTGGCAATCAGGTATAGGCGGATGCTTTCGGGGATGTCGGTATCCACGCCATAGCCGCAGGTGTATTCAACCTTCACCGCGTTGATCTGGCTGGCGGTCGAGGGCCACGATTTCTCGGGCGCCGGCACGACGTAGCCGGGCTCGCTCTCCTTGTCCAGCACGTAGTCCTGCGGATCCAGCGTTTGCAGCACTCCGTTGGTATCGATGAACTTGACCGACGACACGGCGCTGATCGGCGGGTGCGCCAGCTCGATCGCATCCGGAAATGCGTCCAAGGTGACGCGCCAGGTTTGCGTAACGAATGCGCGGCCTGTCAGGTGCTCGGCGTGCGCGGTAATGCCGGCCACCCAGGCCTCGACCTGCGCGTCCTGGTCGCTCGTGTCGATTTTCAGCGCATCTTTGGCGTCAGCCAGGCTCAGGGCGGGCGTAGCCGGCGGCGTGATCAGTCGAGTGGTCATCTGTTGTTGTCCTGTATTGCGGATGGGCGACGCGTGGCTGTCATTGCGGGGCGCGAGGTGGTCACCATCCGCCGCGGCGCATAACCGGCGCCAGCTGGCGCGCGGGCATATATCTCCGCCGGCGGAGCACCAAGCTCCGCGACTGCGGCCAGGGTGTCGCCTTGTTCAATAATGCTTGCGTTCGCAACAATGCCGCTGACAGCCGTCGCCGTGGCTGCCAACGAATCGCTGGCCTCGGTGATGTCTGCCGCCAGCCAGATTGCGACTGCGGCGGATGCGGCCGCGGTGTCGCCAGGCTCAATCACTGAGGCCGAACCGCCAACCGCGATCTGCGCCGCCCCGGCTGCCGAGTCTGCGGCTTCGGTGATCGCCGCGGTACCCGCTACAGCAACAGCCGCAGCAGCCGAAGCGGTGTCGGCCGCCTCCGTGATCGACGCGGTGGCCGTGACGCCGGTGGCACCCTCTGGCTCGGCTGCAATCCCGAGAGGGGTGAGGCCAAGAGAGGTAAGCCCCAGCGACATTAGACTTCCGGCCAGCCGGTGTTGAAGTTGTAGGCGGCCACGGCCTCGAAGGTGGTCAATGAGGCGATGGCATCACGATGCCTGCCGTCGACGCCGCCAATCACGGCCTCAACGCTGGAGAGGCGCGTTGCATTCGCTTCGACCTTGGAAACGAGAGTATCCAGCGTGACTTGGCGGTGCTGTGCCTCCAATGAAAGTACCGGGCATTGCGCGGCATCACCGGTGGCGCGGAACTGCACTGCCTCGGCACGCTTGATGGCCCAGCAAGACATTTCGCCCGGGCTGACGGCCGCCACGACTTTGTCGCGCAGCGCCTTGGCATGGGCAAGCACTTGCTGAATGCGCGCCGCCTTCGCATCGGCGAGGGTGTACCCGTCGATGATCGCCTGGACTGCTGCGTCGTTCGACGAAATCCATTGGCCGTCGGCCTCGCGCAGCCAGTGCCCCGCCTTGGTGATGGCCTCGTGCAGCCCTGCGCCTTTTTCGGTGTACGTGATCATGTCAGTAATAAACGATTGGCAGGGCAGGGAATTGCGCCTGGGTCAGCGAACTGATGGTTGGCATCGAGCTTGGCATCGAGGTCCAGCCGGCCGATACCGCTGCGCAGGTGGCGTACACGTACGGCGCGCCGGCATCCAGCATGCCGAGTGGGCCAATCTGCGCGAAGGTGGTGGTGTTGCCAGCTCGCAAACTCGGCGCCGCGCTGCACAGCATGCCGAAGTAGTACCAGCCTGGCGGGATGTTTGTTTTCCCGTCGACGACCGATGCCGACTTCACGCCAGTCGTGTCGCAGCGCAGATCGCCCGACTCTGCCACCAACGGGCCCGCCGAACCATCGGGCATGACCGGGTACAGCCCGATCCGCAGCACATCGCTCGACGTGCCGGCTGCGGTGGTGACGTGGGCGCCCAGGGCCGAAATGCCTTTGCCTGCGTCCACGCGCCCGGCAACTAAGTGCATCGTGTTGGCGGTCAGCGCGCGGCTATTCACGTTGGGCACAAGAGGGTACGGCAGGCCGCCGCGGTTCGCCGCCAAGCTATTGGCGCCGGGCGGCGCGATGCCGATACCAGCCTGCATGGGAATGGAACAGATCACACGATAGGTGCCGGCCGCCAGGTCGACCGCGGTCGCGCCCGTGTTGGTCAACACGCCGCCGGACATGGTCTGCATGACGGTCACGCGCTGCAGCGTGGTGGAATTCGTCAGCTTGCCGATCCCGACCTCCACAGGCGTGCCGTCGGCATCCTTCAGGATCTCGTAGTAGAACGGCTGGCCGATGACGAACTGGTCGGAAAACTTGGAGAAGCCGCTCACCGTCGTCAGCGTCAGGTCCCCCGTCCCGGTGGTCGTGGTCTTCTGATATACCCAGTTGGCCAGCATATTTGCGGTTCCGGTTACTGCTGTTCGTCGGCGCGGCGCTCAGCCACATCCGCGATAGCCTTGTTGGCCGCATCGCGCACGCGAGTCAGCGCTTCGATCACCTCGGCGGCCGGCGCATCGTCGTGCGTGGCAATGCCGTCCATGTGGATCAACACGTATTCCAGCTTCTTATTGATGTGCAAGGCGTTCTCCCGTTAGGTCGGCGAAGTGAGGTTGAAGCTCGTCACGGTGACCGTCTGGCCATTCGTAATCGAGCCGTTCACCTGCAGGTCACCCGAGCCGACGCCGGCCGAGCCCTGCATGCCCACCGCCGAGCCGGCGGTGTTGGTGATACGGAAGTGCGTTGGCGCCGTGCTGGAGCCGGCGGAGGCGGTGCCCGTCCACGAGCCGGCCAAGGCCTTGCTGGACGATGCCGCCGCGGCCATCCAATCGGAAGGTAGGGAGAGCTCGGCCAGCAGCGTGCCGGTGTCGGCGGCCGCGCAGTTGGCCGGCGCGGAACCGCTGAAGATGCGAAGCTTCGGCGAGGTGCCGATGATCGCCTCGACCTGATCGAGCCTGGCATTGTTTACCGCGACGGAATATTGCAAGGCCATGGCGGCTCCTTACTCGGTTGCCAGCGATTCGGCGTAAGCGACAGCGGCAGGATCAGCATCCAGCACGCCGGCCAGTCCTTCGAGCTCGATCGCGTCGACTTCCACCACCTCATTGCACTTGCCATGGGCGCAGTCCACCAGCACGCGGGCCTTGACTTTGCCTTCTTGTGTTTTGGCTTTTGCCATGTCTTACTCCAGGAGATGCGCCCCAGCCGCGGCCGGGGCGCCGGTTGCTTAGGACGCCGAGTTGGCGTAGTGGCGGACCGCGCCGCCGGCGTCGACCAAGTTGCCGCCCATGCGTTGGAAGGCAACGAAGCCCACCTGACCGAGCAGCGTGAAGGCCGAGTCGGTCATGCGGAACAAGGTCAGGTCCATCACGTCGCGGATCAGGTACTTGCTGTAGGCGCCGAACAGGATGGACTTGGCGTTGGCCGCCATGACCGGCATGTCCTGGTTGATGTAGATCGGGCGGCCCAGCAGGCGGTCCGGAGCGCCACCCGGGTTGCCCTGCTCGTAGCCCGGCACGAAGATAGGACGGTTTTGGCTGTCTTTGAGCTTGCGAACGACTTTCAACGACGAGTCGTGCATCATGAAGCCGACGCCAGGCAGGCCGCGATAGGCCGGGTCGACGGAGTGCTCGAGATCCACCAAGTCATCGTAGGTCACGGTCAGGGTCTGGCCGGTAGTGCCGGTCTTGCCGACGGTAGACGCGGTCACGATGCCGCGCGGCTGGCTGGAGCCGGTGCCGATGGTGTGGTGCTTGTTGCCGATGCGGCCGAGACGCATTGCCAGCAGTTCGCGGATGTAGCCCTCGATGTCGATGAAGCTGTCTTGGATCAGTTCGAACGGCAGCGCGATCTTCTTGGACGAGTACTTGTAGACGTCCAGGGTGGTGTTGCCGAAGGTGGTATCCAGACCGGTGACCGCAGTGTTCTGCGCCACGATTTCACCTTCCTCCGCCGTCGCGTCGGTGGTCGGGAAGTTCATTTGGGTGCCGGTACCGGTCTGGATGCGGGTGGCCACGGCGCGCATACCGCCGTAGGCCTTCATCAGCTGCTCCAGCGCCTTCTGGTATTCCGGCGCGGTGGTGTAGCCGCCTTCCGCCGGAGTGGTGGTGGACATCGCAGCGCGGATATCCGGGGTCTGGCGCGCGATGATGCGATTGCGGTCTTCCTGCGACATGTTCATCAGGCCACCGGTCAGGAAGGCACGCAAGCCGCGGGATTCGTCGGACTGGCGGCTCTCTTCCTTGGTGTGCTTGTTCAGCAGCGCTTCGTGCTGCGCTTGAGGGTCTTGGCCGGCCAGCTCGACCAGCTTCAGCTCGCGCGAAATTTCGCTGTCGATCGCGGTGACTTCCGCCAGGATCTGGTCCAGCTTTTCGGCGTCTGCCGACGGCATGCGTTGGTCTGCGGGGTATTTGTTGTTCAGCTCGTTGGCTGCCTTGGCCTTCAGGTCGCGCTGTTCGCGCAGTTGTGCAAGCTTGCTCATTTCGTACCTTTCTGTCAGGTTCCGCTCTCGCGGCCCGGTTAAGTGGCGAAAAAAAACCGCCTCGAGGGCGGCTGGTTTAGTAACGCGAGAGCGTCAGCTAACTTGGAGGCGCGCCATCATGGCGATGCGTTGCCGCTGGCGCGCGCGATGTTCTTCAGATGCGTGGACGGTGTCCGGCTCTTCCGGCTGGTCTGGCTCGACTTTCGGGGCCTTGGCATAGGCCGACAGGTTCCAGGCCGCCTGGTTCTTGGCTTTGGCGCCGGTGGCGATGCGATCGACCAGGCCGCAGGCAACCGCCTCGTCGGCGGTGTACCAGGTTTCAGCGTCCATAGCCGCCTTCACGTCGTCGACCTTCATGCCGGACTTCTTGGCGTACTGCGCCGTCAGGGTGCCGTCCACCTTATCCAGCAGGGCCGCGGTGGATTTCATGTCCGACGCGTTGCCCATGGCGAAAGTCCAGGCGTTGTGGATCATGAAGAAGCCGCCTTCGGAAATGTCCACCTCGTCGGCGGCGATGGCGATCACGGTGGCGGCGGATGCCGCATAGCCGTCGATGTGCGCGATCACCTTGGCGCCGGTGTCCTTGATGGCCTGCGCGATGGCCTGGGCGGCGAATACGTCGCCGCCGGGGGAATTGATGCGCAGGTGCACATTGCCGCCCTTGATGTTGCGGATCTCCGGAACCAGCGTTTCCGCCGACACGCCGCCCCACCATTCGGCTGTGATATCGTCGGCCACGATGGCGTCGTAGATCAGGATCTCGGGCTCACCAGCAGCGTTCTTGACGATGCAGGACTGAGGAACATGCGCAGGGCGCGCCTTGTTACTCGCTAGCAGTTTGATCAGTTGGTGCGGCATCGTTTGCCCCTTGGTTGATGTTCAGGTCCGCGTTGGGCGCCAGGTTCTCCTTGCGGCGCACTTCGTCGGTGGTCATAAATGGCTGCTCGCCGGCGCGGCCCAGGGCGATGCGATACGACTCGTACCGCGCCTTCATGTCGGCGGCTACCAGGGCGTCCGTGATGTGCTCCACGAAATAGCGCTCTCGGGTTGGCCACAGCTTGCTGTTCAGTTCCTGCGCCACCGGCGTCAGGTGGCGCTGCAGGGTGTACCGGACGAAGCCGATCCCTTGCTGCTCGATACCGGTCCCGAAGGAGGTTGCTTTGGTCGTGTGCCCGATCATGTAGGGAGGAACCCCCAGGATTGAGCAGATTTCTTCGACCGTGAACAGTTTCGCGGCCTGCACTTCTGCGTCCTTCGCGTTGACCGAGAGCTGCGCCGGCTCGAGTCCGCCAGTCAGGATCAGCGGGCCCCGGCCGCCGGTCTGCGCGCGGGCGATCAGCGAGGCTTTCAGCATGTCCTGCTGGGTTTTGTCCAGCTTGGCGGCAGTTTTCAGCGCATAGTCGAAGTTGCCGCCGCCGGCGAAGAATTTGCCGGTGTAGTCCTGCGACGCCAGGGCGGTGCCGATCGCGTCGCGCGCGGCGTAGGTGATCGGGCTTGGGCTGGTCAGACCGTCATAGCCAGGGCTTTTCAGGTGGATGACGTCGTCACGTGTCAGCACGTAGGACGGGCTACCATCCTCCGGCGAGACCAAGTAGAGGACTTCGGCACGGTTCTTCGGGTTGCGGAACGCGGTCCAGTTCGCGCGCGGAATCGGCTTCCAACCGATGACCCGATTGCTATACTTGTTCGGGCGGATCAGCTCACCCAGGCCATCGCCGGAAAGGAGCTTCGATGTCAGGATCGCATTCCACGCATCGAACGCCGTCCAGCCATCGGACGCCAGCTCGTTGAACATCCACCAGTAGTCGTGATCCGCGGCGCTGCGCTCATTGCCTTCGCGCTTGAAGATGCCAACCGGCAGAGAGGCGATAGCGCCAGCGATCAGCGACACGCACGCATAGACCGCCGACACGCGCATGGCTGTGTCTTCCGTGACCGCGTAGCCCGTGACGGAACGGTTCGCCGCGCCCAGCAGATTGGCCAGCTCGTCAACATTCAGTTGCTGGGACGAGTTCTCACCGAAAGCCTGAACACCAGCACGGGCGCCGCGCCCGGCGTCTTGCGCGATCCACGCGCCAAGCACACGGGAATCATGGCGCGCTGCTTCCAAGTTCAGTAGCTTTGCGGTCATTTACCAGCCCAAGTCAATAATTTCCGGCATCGCCTGGCCTACAGGATTGAGGGCCATCAGCGACACCGCGTTAAAGCCCGCCATCAGCGGGTCAATCTTTGCCTTCCCGGAGGCGGCCTTCGTGATCAGGATGGCGTTCCCCTTGTCCTCGATCCGGGCGTTGCCGACGCACCAATTCATCATGGCGCTGTCGGTGTGCAGCAGCTCGCGCGCCGCAACCTTCCGCTCGGTCGTCTTGATCGCCCCATTGAGCCGATAGCCCTGCGATATGGCGACAATTTGCTCCATGGTGATGCCGCGCGCTTCGGTGATCAGCTCGTCAACCACATCGCCGATGCCGGCAGCGTCAACGCCGATTCCCTTTTCTTCTGGCAGCAGACCCGAGTCACGCACGCGACAGATCACGTCGGCCACTTGCTGCACGTCGTCGCCCGGGCGCTTGACGATGGTCAGGTCTCGCTGCTTCTTGAAGTCCAGCAGGCGTGGCGCAATCTCCTTGCGCCGCTCGAGCACGATTTCGTGCGCCCAGGCGTGGCACCACATGAGCCATTTGCCGGTGTCGCGCTCGCGGCCCACCACGGCAAGGCCCAACAAGTCGTCCAGCCCGCCGCCGTCGATGCCGACGACCGCCACTTCGCAGCGCGCCAGCAGGGAATCCAGGTCGGCCAGCGAAGCGTCGGCCGATTTCTCCCAAAAGTCCGCGCCGGCCCAGCGGTCGGAGCGCAGATTCAGGCCAATCTCGACGTTCAGGTGCTTCGCCAGGAACTCCTTAAATTGCTGCTCGCCGCTTTCCTTCGCCTGGCTGTGCAACTGGGTGATGCGCTCGATATCCACCGAAGCGCCCCAGTTCGGGTTGGTCACGTAGGCGTTGCGCAGGTCCATGTGGGCGCCAGCGTCCAACATCGCCTTCGGGAATTCGTAGATCAGCGGCAGGAACTTCCGGTCGACCACCTGGCCGTCGCGTACCTTGCGGGCATAGTCCAGTTTGGCCTTGAACACGCCCGCCGGCGGCTCCGCCGATTGCGTCGTGGCGTAGATCACGAAGCCTTCAGGCCTCGACGCCAGGCCGCCGGTTGCCTCCAGCAGCATGTTGCTGGCCTTCGCCTGCTTGCCGAATTCGTGCAATTCGTCCACGAACACGAACGAAGCCTTCTTGCCGGACACCGTGTCCGAGTCTGCGGCCACAACCTTCAGCGTGGCGCCAGTCTCCAGGTGCGTGATGGTCCGGAAGTAGTCCTGCACCTTCAGCAGGGCGGACAACTCCTCGTCGGCCTTGATGAAGTCACGAATCGGCTTGTAGCTGTTGTCCGCGATTTCCTTCGTCGGGGAGAGGATCAGCAACTCCGCCGACTGGCGCCAGTTCATCAGCAGCGCGGTGAGCATGATCGCCGCGGCGCCGGTCGACTTGGCGTTCTTCTTGCTCACCAGCCAGAAGAACTCGTTAATGTGCCGGCGGCCATCCTCGGGGCTTTCCGCGCCGAAGATGACTTCAATCAGGTTGCGCATCCAGGGCAGGGTGGCCTCGCCCATGGTCGGCTGACCCATAACATCGGTCAGCACGAACTCCTGGCAGATGGTCCAGGCGTCTGCCGCCACTTCGGGAAACAGCGGCCCGCACGGCAGCAGGTTTTCGCGGTTGACAATCCGCTTTTCCCAGTCTATGCACGCCGTCGTCCAGTCCATCACTCAACGACCTTTCCGCCGTTCGCCGCTAGAGTCGGGCCGCGCCGCTGGCCGAACCGGCCGGACGCTGCCGCCTTGGCCGCCGCTTCCTTCGCTTCCTTGGCCCCGCTGCTCTCACCTTTTTTCGGGTGGGTGTATTGCACCGCCACCGACGCAGCCCGCAGTTGGGTGTTGCTCACCTCGATACGTCCCAAAGCGATCTGCTTGAGGAGTTCGAGCATGTCCATTTCGTCAACCGGGACGGTCTTCAGCTTTGAGTTCCCGCCGGACTTTGGTGGATTCTTCCTGGTCCCGTCAGGGTTGAGCTCTGGCTTGCGGCCGGCGCCGGTCCGAGCGCCGCCGCTGCGCCCTTTTACGCCGGCCATTTGATTTCTCTTTTCAAAACGGGGTGATTTTTTTGCGCGTGGGGTACATGTCGGTGTCGCCCGGGGCACGCCTGGACTTTTACACCCCCCACCTTGCTCTATTGCATCGACGCCAACATGCGCCGATCAGCCGCCGCTGGCGCGCCGCGCCGCTTCCGCCGCGCTCTTCGCGTCGTGGTGACGTTTGCAAAGGGTCTGCTTGTTCTCGTCCTCATCGCTACCACCTTCCCACAGGGCGACGATGTGGTCGACCAGCCAACCCGGACCAGGCGCTCCCTGCCGGACGCATTCCTGACACAGGCCCATGTCCCGCGCGCGGATGCGGTTGCGGTCGATAACGCCTGCATAGCCGCGCTTGCGCTGCACCGTGCCGGCCGCAGGGGCAAGGATCTGCACCTTGCTGCCCGGCTGGGTGGTGATGCGCGGCTTGAGGGAAGTCAGCTTTGGTGGCATGCCTCACTCAACACATTCAGCTCCATGCCGCCATCGAGGATCAGGCACTTCACATCGACGGGAGCCGACATCTTCAACGCACGAACGAGGACGTCACGCTGGTTGCTGGTGAGCCTGCCAGCGTACGTCAGCACCAGGGTGTCGCCGGGCTTAATGCGCGCGACCTGCATCCTTGGGACTGGGGCCAGGAGGTTCTTGAACCATTGAATCATGTGCGCCTCGCGGGTGGCGTAAACGAAAAAAGCCACCGGGTTAGGGTGGCTTTACTTTTCTTTGGGCGAGCGAAGTCACCCAGTGCCGCAATTATTATCCGAAAAGAACTGCGGTGCAAATGTTTTTGCGCAATTTCGTTTCAAGTTCGTCGCGTGCCTCGGCCAGCACCTGGATAAAGTCGGCGTTGGGGAACCGCCACGCCGTGGCTATCGAGCACGCGCGGTAGATGGCCCAATAGTGGATCCGGCTCAGGTTCTCGATCTGCGCGTTGGTCGCCTCGCCGATGCGCATGTCGGTCCGCCGCTGCGCTTCGTAGACGTCGCCCGAGCCATAGCCGTCACCTTCGCCGGCCAGGCCGCGCATGGTATGGGCGCCCAGGTCACGGTCGCACTGTTGCATCCACTCCTTCCATAGTTCCAGGCAAAGGTCCACGGGATCGTGGCTATGCTCGGCAGTTCGAGCAGCGGGCGGGCCGCGACGTACGGTTGGCTGGGCTTTGGAATTCATCGTCATCCTTGTGTGTTGAAGGTTTGCGTCAGCTTGCGGACAATGGCCGCTGGTCTGCCCAGTCGTGCACGCATAGCAGGCGGTTCTCCTGCAGCCGGCTGAATACGCGGTCGCCGACGAATTTCGCCAGCTTCTCCAGCGGCTGATTGCTGATCGCGACCACCGGCTTGTGCGCGTTATAGCGGCGGTTCACCAGTTCAGTGAGCAGCAGTTTGGCGTTGCCGCTCTGGCTGTCTCGAATCGCGTCCACCTCGTCCAGGACCAGCAGGTCATAGCTCGTGAATCGCAGCAGCTCGCCTTCCTCGGTCTTGCCTTCCGTGCTGTAGGCCGCCTGGATCTCGGCGATCATCTGGTTTGCAGTGCAATAGCGGACCGACAGGCCGAGGTTGTCGATCACCGATCGAGCCAGCTCACATGCCAGCAGCGTCTTGCCCGTCCCGGTGCCGCCGACCAAGACAAGCGCAGCCCACTGGCCGCCGGCCGCGATCAGATCGCGGAAAGCACGAACGGTGAGGCGCACCTCTTTCTGCGCTGCCGTGGCTACCTCAAAGCGCTCATTGGCATAGCGCTCTGGCAGGCATGCCGCGGCGTCAAGGGTGCTCTTCCGCTCTCGCTTCCGCGCCTCCTCGACTTCCTTGGCCTTAGCCTCTAAGGCGCAGTCGCCGCAGTACCACTCGGAGCGGCCCGAGCGAGGGTGGAGCAGGGCGGTACTCGGGCCGTGCGTAGGGCAAACGCCCTCGGCCTGCGGCCAGTTGATCACGGCTTTGAAGGGTGTCAGGCTGCTCACTTCTTCCATCGTCGCCTCCTACAGGGGAATGTCGTCCGTTTCCGGGACGGTGATGCCGGCGCGCGCCATCGAGGCCTCCGCTGCGGCACGGCTGGCGGAATAGTCGTTGCCGGCCACCGAGAACTTGTCGTCGCTGGCGCCGGCGCGGCGTTCGCCCGCGAGGCGCTGGCAGGTCGCTTTCAGGAACGAGGCAGGGTCGGCCGGCTGCTGCACCACGGCGCTGCGGACAGCCTCCACCACGATCGTGTCGGTGTAGTCCTTGACCAGCTTGCCCACGAAGCTTCCGCACTGGGCAGCAGGCATGCCGGCCTGCAGCAGCAGCGACTTACCTGCAGCCCACAGCTCCTGCTTGGTCAGTTCGGCGGGAGCCTTGGGCGCTTCGGCGCCCGTTCCGTCAGGAACGGAAGTATTAAGGTCTCCCTGTCCCTGTCCCTCTCCCTGTCTCTTGGATGCCTCGTCCCTGGTGACAGATTCGGGACTTTGTGTATTGTCCCTAGGGACAGGTAGCTGGTGTCCCGTGGGACGTCCCTGCGCTGTCCACGTATCGAAGTCGGGGGTGGGAACGGATGTCTTGTTGCGCTGGTTGTGCTTCTTGATGCGCGCGCATTCGGAGCGCCAGCGCTGCGCCAGCTTCGCCTGCCACGCTTCGCGCGCCTTCTCGGCGACCACCGGGTGATACAGGCGGCCGTCGGCGCACTTGACCCAGCCCCGCAGCGCACCGTCGCGCACCTGGGCCCAGCCTCGATCGATCTTGCCGCGCTGGGCGTAGCCGGCCTGCTTGGCAATCCAAACGTCGCTATCTGGGATGGATGCGGCCGGCACCTGGTGCCAGGACGCCGCCCAGAGCAGCACCGCCGCCCAGCAGGCTTCCGGCGTTTCATCGGCGGCCAGGTCGGAGTCGCGCAGGCGGCCGACGTCCAGCGGCATGAACGCGAAGTCCTGCAGGTCGCAGTCGGCCGGGGTGAGCGGTTCAAACAGCTCAGTGGTCATTTAGAGTTCCTTGCCGTCATGCGGCGAATCTTCTTGCGGGCGATGGCGCACAGGCGCTGCAGGTATTCGGCGTCGTACTTCCGCACGCGCTCGTGGCTCTTGAGCCACTCCACGCGCTCGGCGCCGATCTTGAGCACCAGGCGCCTCTCGTACTCGGCGATGTTCCCGGACTTGAACAGGTTGCACTGCTCACAGCCCTTGTGGATGTTCCAGGTGTTGAAGCGCAGGGCGGAGTTGCTGCCCACCGACTTGAAGTGCGAGGCGGTCCAGATGCCGTCGTAGTGGGAGGGCATGTGGCAGCTGATGCAGCCGTCGTTCGCGTCGCGCAGGCGCACGTACTGGTTCACCAGCTTCTCGGCCAACTTCAGCCATTCCTTGACCGTGCGGCCGGCCTCCTTCTTGCGCTTCTCCTCGGCGCGCGTGGCCTTGGCCTGGGCCTCCTTGCGTTTCTCAAGGCGCGCCAGCGCGATCACGGCGCCGCAGTCAGGACTGCACCACTCGATAAAGGGCTTGGCCGGGTCTGGCATGTACGGGCCGCGGCAGGCGGCGTTTTTGCACTTCTTCGGCTTGATCTTCTTCGGCTTGGCCGGCGCCAGCTCGACCCTCGCCACGTCACGGATCTCGACACGATCGCAGCGCGCGAATCCGGTGCGATTCATCGGGGTCTTGCGCTTCAGTTCACTGGAGCGGTTCATCAGTAACGCACTCGGCAGGTCAACACATCACGGATGCACGATTCGCTCACGCCGAATTTCTTGGCCAGCGCGCCATAGCCGAAGCCATGCTTGCGATACTGGTAGGTCTCGCGGATCTCGCGCACCTGGGCGTCGGTGAGTTTGCGGGCGCGGGTCATGGTAGGATTGCCTTTTTAACAAAGGAGGCAGAATGTCCGACCCGAATGAATTGACTAAGCGTCAAGAAATCTACACCGCCCGTGCGAAGACCGTGACCATTGAGCAGTTGGACACCGCTGGAGAAATCCTGCGGGACCATCTCCACGTCAAAACGACCACCCCTGAACTTTTGATCGCAATGGCGCAACTTATCGCAACGAACTACGCTACGCACATCACGGACAACGGCCTGGGGCGGATCAAGTAGCCAGCTCATGCCACCCTCGCAATCTGGTGCTCGTGCACGAAGTTCGCGCGCACCAGCGCCTCTGACAGGGGAGGGCACACGCTGTTGCCGCACATGCGCACCTGGGCCGACTTCGTGAGCGGCACGCGCGGCAGGGCCAGCGGGTCGCCCTCGGCCTGGTGCCCGTCCTTGAACAGCAGGGCCGGATCAGGGATTTCGTCGATGATGTAGTGCTTGGGGAAGCCCTGGGCTGCGTACAGCTCGTGAGGCGCCAGCATGCGAAGGCCGATGTCCACAATCTGGTAGTCCTGGCCGCTGATGGTGACCAGGCCGAAACGGTCCCGGCTGGTGACCGTAGCGAGAGGACCATCGACGCCTTGAGACTGCTCCTGACCGTAATAGGCCAGCAGGAAGGCCCTCACCTCAGCGTGGTGCTGTCCGCCGGCGCTGACCGTGTGGAGCGGTTCTTCCAGGCCAGCCGCCGTGCTGGTGCCGCGGAGCTTGACCAGGCTGCTTGTGACCAAGCTGTGATGATCGGACGAGGTGATGGTGCCGATGGGGGCGTCCAGATCCGACCCAACCACACCCGTGTAGTGCTTCGCCAGGAATGCAGTGGCAATCGCGGTATCGCCTTTCGCCGTGATCGTGGCGGTCGGCTCGTCGGCGCCGCGCGGGCGGCTGTCACCGGCGCGGCCGCCAACGCCCACCAGCGACGCCGACACCATGCTGAAGTGGCCGCCTTTCACCTGGGCGCAGATAGTGCGCAGCGGCTCGTCGGCCGGCATCACGCGCTGATTGCTGGCGTTGGCGTGCTCGTTCAGGAAGGCGGTTACCAGCGCCGCCTTGCTGGCGCCGGCAACGACGGTGCCCAGCGGCTTTTCGATGTCCAGCGCGCGCGGTGCCTGGCCGTCACGCTCCCCGTATCCGCTCTGCACCAGCGTGGCCACAGCCAGCGCCTTCTCGCCGCGCTGCGCGCCGGTGATCGTGCGGAATGGTTCATGCACCGATTCGTTGCGGTCGCCGCCCTGGTGCGTCACCGGGACAATGCTCGGCACGACCAGTGATCGGTGATTCTCGGTGGTCAGGGTGCCGAGTGGCTGCTCGGTCGACACCGGCTTGCCGGAATAGATCGGGCCGCCCTGGCCGACGATGAACGGCTTGTCCGCCTCAACCACGTAACGCATGATGCCTTTGGCAATCCGGCGCAGCGTGGCCTCGGCCAGCGGCTTCTTGCGCTCGAAGATGCTGTGGCAGGGCAGGGACCAGTCGATGCATTCCGCCGCGGTGCGCCATGGGCGCTGCTTCCCGGCCAGGACGGCCGGCGACGTCGGCGCCCCGTTGGTCTGTTCCGGCCAGCAGATCGGTAGGCCATCGCGGCGCGCGACCAGGAAGAACCGCTTGCGGATCGTGGGGGTGTTGTAGTCGCTGGCGCGCAACTCGCGGTAATCCACGGAGTAGCCGTGGCCGCGCAGCTGGCGGATGAAGCTTTCGAAGGTCTTGCCGCGCTTTGCAGGGTCCGGCCGCGCCGTGCCGTCGGCATCGACCAGCAGCGGGCCCCAGGTTTTGAACTCCTCGACGTTTTCCAGCATGATGACGCGGGGCTTGCACTTGGCCGCCCAGCGCAACGTCACCCAGGCCAGGCCGCGAATCCGCTTTTCGACGGGTTTGCCGCCCTTGGCCTTGCTGAAGTGCTTGCAGTCCGGGGAGAGCCAGACCAGGCCGACTGGGCGATTGCCGGTGACCTCAATCGGGTCGATGTCCCACACGCTTTCGCACAGGTGCTTCGTGTGAGGGTGGTTGATGGCGTGCATCGCCAGGGCTTCGGGGTCGTGGTTGATCGCGATGTCGACCGGGCGCCCGAAGGCGGCTTCCAGGCCGGTGCTCGTGCCGCCGCCGCCGGCGAAGTTGTCGATGATCAGCTCGTTGCCCAGGTCCAGGGCGAGCGTGAATTCGTCGCGCCTCATGCCACCAGCGCCTCGGCGTTGATTTTGGCCGCTTCGCAGCGGTCCCACTCTTCCTGCCAGGTGGCCAGGGCAGGGGAGTGCCAGTTCATCTCGTGATCGTCACGGCCGGCGCCGGCGGCGTGCGCGGCGCGCGCTTTGGCCTGAATGGCCTCGATGGTTACGATGGTTACGATGGAATGGATCATGGTCAGGCGGCCAGCAGCTGGCGAATTTCGGACACAGGCAGCAGGTTCGGCTCCAGCTCGTGGATGCGCAGGATGTGGGTCGCGCCCATCGGCAGACGGGCATGGCGCCACTTGCTGACGACCGGCGGCGCCACGTCCAGCAGGCGCGCCAGCGCGGCATCGTTCTTGCATCGCTTCAGTTGGGCAACGTGGTCAAGTACGTGGGTAGCAGCCATTTTTTCGTTCCTCTTAAGTGTTAGGGGCGTGACGATCCCTGCGCGGTACGCGCGCCCAAGACGTTTGCTTAAATTAGGGGTTCTTGATCAGGGCGCCGCGGCGGTAGTCTTCGTAGACCAGCAGCACCAGCAGCGTACAAATGAGCTCGGAAGCCAGGTTCAGGTGCCACATCGCCAGCCAGACGCCCACCTCGGCGAGCAGGATCGCCGCCCCAAAGGGCCAGCTGCGCGGCGCGGCAGGCAGCACGCGGTTTGGGTTGTGCATCGCGTAGCACGCCAGGCAGGTGATCACGATGCGGGACCAGATCACCGCACGGAAAGCGGTCGGCGCGAAATCGACTCCGCGCCACACGAAATACAGAATGCCTGCGAGAGTGCCGTAGAAGAATGCCCACAGAAGCCAGTTGTCTTTCATAGCGTCCTCGCGGTGTGAAAAGGTGGCGGCCGAAGCCGCCGTGCACTTCAATCTCTCAGGGCAACTTGTCGATGGCGTCGCGAAGTGCCTGACGGGCCCGGTACTCCTTGGTCCCGTCCCGCTTATCCTTCGATGCCGCAAAGGCCTTATCCGCCTCGCGCCACTTCTTCGCCATCACAATCACCCTGTCCTCGGCGGGGGAGGGCTTCTCGCCTTCCCCCTCACATCCCTGTTGGCACATGGGCGAATCCTTTTTTTCGCTCCGCTATTCAGCGGATTCCCTTTGCTTCCACACCAGCTGGCAGTCAGCGGATAGGCCTTCCAGTTCGATCGCTTCAGGGACGTAAGCGAGCTGGAGCGCCGCCGTAGTTCACCCGACTGCCAAAGCTGCCCGGCACTCCGATGACCTGGCCCAGTTTGGGACCTTCAATCCGCGCATGCCTGCGCTTACGATGGAGGCAAATAAACTCACTGATCAAGGTCCTAACGGCGGCGCTATGAGCAAGTCCTACTTCCTTACACAGGTCTCGAAACTCGATGAACGAGTCCGGATCCACGTAGCTCTTGATCAAAACGTCGCGAACAGCACTACTGCTATTGGTGCTCATAAAACTCTCCCGGTAAATCTAACTTCTGGCTTTCAGGGGGTACATCTACTGCATTTTTGGCGGGCGCCCCAACTGGGGTACGATTGGCGTTCCTCAACAACAATCGTCAGAAGGGATGCCCATGGACTCAAAACTGCACTACAACAAAATCACGATCGAGACGCTTGGCGAGAAGAACCAGATCGAATTCGCCGTGCGGCTGACAGAAGGACCTCTCGAAGAATCTGTTCTTCTGAAGGTGCTAGTTCCTCGGAAAGAGCCGCTTTCAGTACTGGGCGCCCAAGAGGATGCTGTCCGTCGCGCAATTCAACTACTTCAAATGACACTGAAGGACTGGTCGCCAGAGGGATAACCCTCGTCCGTCTTACCTGGTACAAAGTGCCGGCCATGCGTCTCTCCTATGTGTCGGTGCTTCTACTGCTGGTACAACTGCCGCTATGCGGCTTGGCTGTTACGGAGATAAGACCAGTCCACCTTGTCGTTCAGCTCTTCGCATCGCACCTGGCCGCTCGTGAGCTTTTCGATCTCGACGCACCACTTTTCCGGTACGCCGTTCTTCATCCACTGCTGCACGGTCTGGTACGGAACGCCGAGGGCCGTGGCGAAGGCGTTCAAGGTGCGGTAGCACTCGATCGCTTTCCCTAAGGCTTTTGACGAATCTGTTTTCTCCATAAGGCGCATTCTACTAGTTTTTCTAGCAGATGCAAGAAAAATATGTGTTGGTGCTAGAAAAACTAGCGGGCATAGTTACGGGATGGATATGCACGAACGAATCCGAGCGCGTCGAACACAGCTGGGCCTCTCTTACGAGAAGCTGGCGGAAGCTATTCAGGCTGAGTCAGGAAAGAAGATCGCCTGGCAGACGATTCAACAATGGGAGAAGGCTGGCGGCACAGCGCCGAGCCGGAGTAATCAGGCCGCGGCGGCGAAGGGTTTGCGCTGCAGTGTCGAATGGCTCATGACCGGCCGCGGAGCGCCGGATGACTCACATGACCTGCCGGCGCCGGCCGTCGTGCCGGAGGATCCGCCGATTGACCGCATGATTCTGCAATACGTGACACCTAAAGAGGCTGAACTGCTCGAGCAGTATCGTCTGTCATTCCAGGATGGTCGCACTGAAATCGAGATCACAGCCAGCACCACGAAGAAGCGACCTTTATCGCTTATTCGCGGAGTGGACGACGCGCAGATGTGATGCGCGCGCCGGCTGCGCCACCTGGTCTGCGGGCGCCGCCGGCCAGGTGACGGCATAAGCTTGGGCGAGCTCGATGATCCGCTGCCTTTTCTCCTTGCTCATCGCGCGATATGCCGCCTCAAGCTTGGGATAGTCTTCCATTTCTCGAAACTCCTCGGTAATCTCTATTGCTCTACTATAAGCGCCGTTTCCGGTTCGAAATCGAGAAAAAGGGTACTTTTCCACTTCTACTTTTTTGTTGAATTCTCACTCGATTCTCACGCCACGCTAACTAGTTAAACTCTCGGAAACAATTGGCGAGATTCGACCGGCTTGCAATCCATATAATAGAGTTACGCGTTGGGCTAACTCAGCGCCACCCTGTCAATAGAGGAGAGTTCATGTTCGTGCTTCGTTTCGTAATTCTGGTTTTTCTCGTGGCGTATAGCTGGGCAATGGGGCAAACCCCGCCAGACGGGTTAAATGGATTCGGCAAACTCGTTGCCTCCTCGTTCTTTTTGGTTGCGCCTGCCCTCTATTTTTTACCGACTTTTGAGGCATGGAAAAAGAATCACACAAACCTTGCGGCGATCGCGTTGGTTAACGTACTTCTTGGGTGGTCGCTAATCGGGTGGGTTGTCGCAATCGTTTGGGCGTTTAAACGGCCCGAGCCAGCGGAATCAAGCGTGGAAGCACCACATGCACCTTCTGTGACGCCTTCCCATGAAAAGAAGAGTTGTCCATTCTGCGCCGAGGAGGTATTGATCGCCGCGATCAAATGCAAACATTGCGGTAGCGAACTTTCCGCCTAGACAAAGTAGCTTCTCCACAGCTCTGCTAGCCAGGGCCTTTCTCTTTCATCCGGCGGCATCGAGCAACTTCCGCAGCATCCCCTTCATTTCCTGGAGCTCGCGCTCTACCGCGCCGAGGCGTTCGTCCGTGGGCGAAGCCTCCAGGCGCGCTCGAATTTCATCTGATCTCGTTCGCCCGTTGTGCTCGGCCGCCGCGTCGAGCCTGCTCATCATCTCTCTCGGCAAGCGCAGCGTCATCGCCGAGTAGTCCACTTTCTTGATTTTGCTCATCCGGCAATTGTGCAAGTGGATCACCTCCACTTGATCTATTTGGTATCAGCCAGGTATCAGGATCGGGCATACTCGCGAGCACTTCATTAATGCAAGTTACAGACCTATGCAATTCTTCACGCTCTCCAATACTATATTTTCTTGCATTGCTAGTTTTTCTGGTATAGGATGCACTTATTGCAGTAACGAACGCAGCAGGAGCCGCCGATGAAGTCGATTTGCAAGACCGCCATCGCTTTACCGATTCGCCAGGGAATGAAGGATGGGAGCAACGCCCATCTGCTGGTGGATGCGAACGGCGACGTCATCGCAAACCTGTTCGGCATCGAGTACGGACTAACAGTGGAGCAGGCGAATAAGTCGAAGCTGTCGGCCCGGGGCATGAAGGCAGCGGAATGCCTGGTCAGTGCGATCAACGGCCGGGACGAAATGGTCGCGACGCTGCTGCAGGTGGCGGCAACGTCCCGGCAGCAGCGGCTGGTCCGCCTGGCGAACGAGGCGCTGGTCGCCGCCGGTGAACTGAAGGAACTGAAGGGATAAGGGCCGCAGCGCGAGGAAGGCGCGGACGAGGGGCTGGCACATCACGGCCTTACCTTCCGGTGATAGATGCAGGCCCGGCCCATTCGTTCCGGTGGTCTATAAGCCCGACGCGGGGTGCACACAAGCGGCGTGAGTAGATGGAAGAGGGTAGTTGCAGCACCGGCCTGGCGGCGAGTCTGCCGGGCCCACACAAAGACGGGTTGGCGTGGCTCTGCTCCAGCAGACGACTGGGAAGGCACCCAATGCAGGCAGCAGGGGACGTGCACGAAACCTGCCTCAGTCCGTCCCTGTGTGGTGAAACGCCAGCCTGAGGCGCACAGGCCTGCGACGAGCGCAGTTAGAGCCCGTGAGCCGGTGGAAGACCGGAACAACCCCAACCTGGAGGCAGTGATGCAAACGAAGAAGCCGACGAAAGAGCAGCTCCGCACTTACCTGACCGGGCGTCACCAGTCCAAGTCCGCGCCGCCAGCGCCGGCCGAGATCCGCCGCCAGCTGGGCTGGGGCCTGTCGCAACCAACTCGCGAAGCGGAGCGCTGATCATGTTCAAGAACAACAAGGTGGCGATCGCCATTATCTTGGGCCTGTACCTTCTCGCCGGCACGCTCGATTACGCCGCACAGGAAAAGATTGAAGCGTTGCGCGCGGAGGTGCATGCATGACCATCGCCCGCGACATCCTGAACTACAGCCGCGCCGGCCTGCCGTTCACCCTGGCAGTGCGCGCCGCCGCACTGAAGCACAAGATCAACAAGCTGATCGGGCGGTGCGTATGAGCGCGTACTGGGCAAGATTCTCGACGAAGCCCTACCGGGGCAGCATCGGCGCCGCCAACGAAGCGGACGCGCGCGCACAGGCCGAGTTGATCGCGCCGGGCTGCGTGCTCAGCGTCGAGCGGTTGCCGTACATGGCTTTTCCAGTGCTGCACGAAGTAAAGGCCCGCGACCCGTACGCACCGCGCTGCTCCGACCCAGGCCTCTGCGAGGGCAAAACGTTCTGCCAGAAGCAACCGTCCTGCTCCGAATAGCCATGGCGAACGAGACCGAAAAGCAGCGCCAAGCGCGCCTTGACCGCGAGGCAAGCCGCAACTACCGGACGGTCCGGCAGCTTCGGCGTGGCGCCTCTTACCGCCGACGCGAAGAGCGCGACGACTGGCAGAAGGAGCACGGCACGACGCCTTCAGACCCCGAAGTCAAGAAACCCTAAGGAGAAGACCATGAAAGATTTGCAGCAGGCGGTTGCAACCGCCTTCGAGAATGTTGTCGCGTCCGGCGTCATTGAACAAGCGATCGAAAAGCAGTTGACAGACACCATCACTACCGCTATCCGCGATCACCTGCGCGAGTACAGCGAATTCGGGAAGGCCATCAAGCTTAAGGTGCAGCAAGCCGTAGGCGTCGATCTGGAGCGCTTGAACCTGCCATCCTATAACGAATTGATTCTGCAGATCATCCGCCGTCAGACTGATGGCCTCTTGCAGTCGGAAGCGGCAAAGCAGCTGGAAAGTAACATGGAGAAGTTGCTCCAGGCAGCGCCGCCGGAAATAAAGCTTGAGGCGCTGATCGAGGGCTTCATCGAACAGTTCAAGGAAGACCGGCTCGGCGAACCGTTTTCGCTCCATATCGAGCGCAATTACGGCTCGACTTACGTCTGCTTCGATAAAGAGGCTGGGAAGTCACAGTACCGGTGCGCCTACCGCCTTGCGGTCGACAAGGATGGCAAAGTGTTTTCGCTCGACCTGGATGGCCAGAATGCACAAAAGACGATCTTCATGGGACCGTTCTGGGCATTCGAGCGCACCCTGTTCCAGCTCTACGCAGCGAAGACCAGGTTGATCATCGCTCCTGATGCGAGCGCCGCGGACTTCGAAACGTCCTTCCCTTACAACGACTGACCGCGAACAGGCCCGCCATGTTCTTCAAAAACGCACAACTGTACCGCCTGCCGGCCGGATGGGCGATGACCGCCGAAAAACTGGAAGAAGCGCTCCAGCCGCAAGCCTTTACCCCCGCCAGCAGCAACGAACTGATGCGCCAGGGCTGGGACCGGCCGCGCCCGACCGGCGGCCTGGTGCACACCGTGAACAAGCAAATGCTGATCGTGCTGGGTACCGAGAAGAAGCTGCTGCCGTCGACCGTGGTCAACCAGGTTGCCAAGGCGCGCGCCGCCGAGCTGGAAGAGCAGCAAGGCTTCGCCCCCGGCAAGAAAGCCATGAAGGAGCTGAAGGAGCGCGTGCACGACGAATTGCTGCCGCGCGCCTTCACCATCCGCACCAACACCTGGTGCTGGATCGATCCGGTCAATGGGTGGCTGGTGGTCGACGCCGCCAGCGCGGCCAAGGCCGAGGATGTGCTGAAGATGCTGCTGAAGGCGATCGAGCGCATGCCGGTGGAATCGGTACGCGTGGCCCGTTCGCCCACCGCGGTGATGACCGCATGGTTGCAGGACGACGAGGCGCCGGCCGGCTTCACGGTCGACATGGACGCCACCATGCAGGCCACCGGCGAAAGCAAGGCCGCCGTGGTCTATAAGCGCCACACCCTGGAGCCGGAAGAAGTCCGCCGCCACATCGCCGCCGGCAAGCAGTGCAAGCGCCTGGCCATGACCTGGGAAAGCAAGATTTCCTTCGTGCTGGACGAATCGCTGTCGCTGAAGTCCATCAAGCCGCTGGACGTCATGAAGGAAAACGACGCCGTGGCCCGCAATGCCGACGAGCGCTTCGACAGCGACTTCGCCCTGATGACCGGCGAGCTGGCGCGGATGTTTGATGACCTGATGGAAGCGCTGGGCGGCGAGGCGAACGACCTGGTTTCGCCGGCGCGTGAGCGAACCACCAGCAACAAGAGTGTGGAGGACGCCGCGCGAGGTCTCGACCAGATGCTCAAGGCCTCCGGAGCCAGCGCCACGCTGTCCGTGAATGGCGAGGTGCAGGCGCAGTTCGGCGCACAGTTCGGTCCAGACGGCATTGACCTGCTGTATGAGCAGGCCGTTCAAGTCGTCTTGAAGCACCGCATGGCCTCGATCTCGCTCGTCCAACGCCATCTGCGCATCGGATACAACCGGGCGGGCCGGCTGCTCGAGGCGATGGAGCAGGGCGGCGTGGTCGGCCCAATGCAGTCGAACGGCCACCGCGACATCCTGCTGGGAGCCGAAGCATGAGCCTGCACGACCCACTCTACACGCCGCGCCGGCTCCTGAACCACGTATCCGCCGCGCTCGGCGTGCGCACCAGCAAAGACCTTGCCGCCGCCCTGGGCGTGGAGCGCCACGGAATCTCCGCCGTCGCGAACCGTCATCGGCCCGTATCGGCCGGCCTGATGTGCGCGATCTTGGACGCCGTCCCCGAAATGACCATGGCCCGCCTGCGTGAGCTGGCCGGCCTGCCAAGGAGCCAGCAATGAACCAGAAGAGTACAAACGCCGCCCCGGTGGCGGTCGACCTGTCGGAAAAGGACTGGTTGAACATCAAGCTGGCCGCCGTCCACCTGGGGGAAGCGAAGTTCTATACCGCCGCCGAGAACTTGTTTGGGATCTTGGCACGGCGCCGGGAGCGCGTAGCGGCACAGGTTGCGCCAGTAGCGATGTCGTTGGCCGCCGCGGCGGTGCTGGCCGAGCGCCGCCGCCAGGTCGAGCAGGAAGACTGGTCGCATGAGCACGACGACGCCCACCCCTGTGGCGAAATCGCAGCCTTCGCAGCCGTGTACGCCATGCCGCCAGCCGCGCGCGACTGGCCAGCAGAGGAAACCGGCTACGGTGCCACCTTTGGCGAAGCCCTGTGCCCGGAGGACTGGACCCCGAAGTTCGGCGATCGGCGCCGGGAGCTGGTCAAGGCCGGCGCGCTGATCCTCGCGGAAATCGAGCGCCTGGACCGCGCGGATATCGCCGCCAACCCGCCCAAAGGAGATACCCGCCATGGGCAATAGGTTCGAAGTGACAGCGTGGGTGCCCTACAACCCGGCCGACGTTTCCGTGGGCTACCACGACCAAACCATGTGGCGCGGCGAAAGCCTGATCGCCGCCCTGTTCAACCTCTGGAAGTGCAAGCGCGCCGGCCATGGCTGTGTGTCGCTGCATGTCCGCTGATTATCTCGCCAACGGAAGGCACAAGATGAACATCACCCAGTTCAACAAACTGCGCGAGCTGGCGCAGAAGGCAACGCCGGGACCGTGGTACACGCAAGACCATTATGCCGACAACGGAGACTTCAGCCATGTAGGGTTGGAGGCTAATCACGGGGAGGAATTGATCGGAGAGGAAGTTTTGCCGAGCGATTCCGACATGAAATTCATCGCCGCCGCAAGCCCTGCCGCCGTGCTGGAGCTGATCGCCCTGGCCGAGCGCGCTGTATCTCCAGCAGAGAGCACCAGCAACACGCCGACATGGCTTGTCGAGCAAATACTGCTTTTCCGTGGGAACAACGTCCCACAGGACGTGGCGGCGGCGCATCGTTTCGCCCGAACGATTGTTGCGCGGTACGACGCCCAGCTCGCCAAGGCGCGGGAGGAAGGCTACGCCGCAGGCCGTCGCAACGGTGCCCGTGATGAGCGTATCGTGTCGAAAGCCGAGGCAGAAGAAGCTGCCGCCCTCGCCGCCCGGCAAGCGCCTGACCTGTCGAAGTTGACGCGATATGTAATGAATGCCGAGCGAAACATTGATACCCATTTCGAGGGGCCGCTGGTTTTCTTTGACGACGTGCAAGCCCTTCTCGCACAGCCCTTGCAACAGGAGGGCGGGAAGGCAGCCGCCGCACCGATCGGCTACCTGCCAGCATACGTGCTTCAACGCCTTGCCGCTGGCGACCCTGGAGTAATGTGCACGGTTACCCGAAAGGCCCTGCCTGGTATCGGCGTGACTGAACCGATATTTGCCGCCACCCCAGCGCAAGCCTCGCCCATCGATCACGAGGTCGTGGCCGCGGTCAAACCGGCAAAGTTGGATAATGGCCTTTCTCCTGGGCGCTATCAGAATTTCACCGTCAACCCACTACCGACGACTCCACGCCCACCAGCACCGAAGCACCCGCCGCTCACAGGTGGTCATAGGCATAAGGCCGGGACGACCACACCAGCGGGCGGGCAAGACCTGCCGCCGGAATGGATCTCCGAAGTTTGTGGCCCGGAGGTGGACGGCCTGAGCTACGGCCAAGGCTACCGTCGTGGCTTCAACGACTGCCGCGAAAAGGTAATCGCTGCCGGCGCCGCCCTTGCGGCCAGCCAGCAGGCGGCGCCGCGCTCCGCGCAACGGACCGAAGTCTTGGCCATCAAGATCGACGCCAGCGACGTGTTGGATGCAGTCCGCGCGCTGGGAGAGGGTTCTGGCCAGTTCTACGACGAACTGATCGAGGCGGGCTGGACCCCGCCGGCGGGCTCCAAGCCGCGCGCTTGCGGCGGTGAGCCAGCGAATTGCCCTGAGAACGAGGGCCACGGCTGCGCCTGCGCGAGCGTGGCGGCCGCGTGCGAGGTCTGCGCCGGCACCGGCACTGCCTTCGGCAAGGCCTGCGCTTGCTCGAAAGGAGCCTCCCATGGATAACGTCGACGGCCTGGTCCGCGCCTCCGTAACCACCTTCCTGCAAAGCCAGGGCGGCTCCGCCTTCACGCTGGCCAGCATCGTCAGCAAAACAAAGCTCGGCCTGGCCATGGTGCGCAAGTGCGTCGCCACCCTGGAAGAGCAGGGCGTCGTGCGCCGCCAGAGCGGGGAGCGCACCGCGCGCTTCTACATCCCGACCCCAGCGCAACTGGAATCCATCCAGAAGGCCGCGGCGCCGGTCAGCCCGTGGCCGGTGCTCAAGCCACGCAAAGAAATCGCCGAGCGCATCGCCGCCATCCGGGCCGCGCGTGAAGCCATCCCATCCAAATACTGAAGGAGCGCTGTATGGAAACTGAACTGATGGAACAGCCCGCACGTGCGGCGCCGGTGCACACCGAGGGTCGGCTGATCGTGGGAACGCTGAACGACGGGCTGATCGGGACTCATCATTGCGCCATGGAGGAATCCGGCGCGAAGGCTATTGCCCTGACTGGCATGGTCGGTGAGCCGGACGATGCACTGAGCCGCGGCAACGCGCACCGAATTGCCGCCTGCTGGAATGCCTGCCAAGGCCTGACCATGGACCACTTCGACGGCGGCTGGACGGCGAAAGGCTTGAGCCGGCACGCGAAGGCCCTGGAAAACCAGATCGCGACGGCTCGCACGCTGTTGAGCGATGCGCTTGAAACGTTCGACGACAACCTGGACCAGGATCACGAGGTTGCTGACCGCATCCGAGCCTTCCTGAAAGGCGGTGCAGCGTGAAGGAGCGCCCAATCCTCTTCAGCGCGCCGATGGTGCGCGCCATCCTCGATGGCAGCAAGACGCAGACACGCCGGGTCATGAGGCCGCAACCCGAGCAATGGGAAACCGCGTGGCATGCTCCAGGGCAGCCGAATGGCGAGCTCGCGAAGCTGTGGGGCTGGCAAGCTCCAGATGGCGGCCCATTCATCGAAGAAGCGCATTACGACTGGCCAGCGGCAGTGCACACCTATTGCCCCTACGGCCAGCCAGGCGACCGCCTACTAGTGCCGGATGCCGACGGGCTCCAGTTGGAGATTGTCGGGTTGCGTGTGGAGCGGCTGCAGGATATCAGCGAAGACGACGCGCTTTGCGAGGGCGCGGATATGCCGTTGGCCGGCCGAGGCCTGGCGGAGACGCGGCGCCGCGTGCGCGAGATTGCTTTCCCTGCATTATGGGAATCGATCTATGGCGCCGGCAGCTGGGATGCCAACCCCTGGGTGTGGGTGGTCGAGTTCAAGCGGGTGACGCCATGATCTCCATCGTAGCATCGACCGTCCAGCAGATCCTGATCCGTGGCGCGGAAGGCCTCGACCCGATCCGCGTCATGATCGAAGACTTTGAGCTGGGCCAAGGACGCATCACCATCACCTGCTGGGATAACGCCTGGGTCAACTATTGGGGCGCGATGAGCAAGAGTACCATGGCCGAATTCTTCCTGCGCGCCAGCACCGGTTATCTGGCGGACAAGATGAAGAGCGGCATCGAACGTGAAGTCTGTGATCAGGAAGCCTTGGATCGTGGCTGCCGCGCGGAGGTTATCAAGCAGCGCCGCGCCGGCGACATCGACAAGAAGGACGCCCGCGCCCTTTGGGAGCGCATTGACTGGGCTGAACTTGAGGCACCGGTCATCCTGAATTCTGACCTGTTCGACGATATCTTCGGCGAGGAATGGTGGTGCCAGCTGCCCCAGCGCCAGAACCCGGAGTATGTCTACCTGTGCAAGATCATCGAAGCCGTCAAGGCCGGGCTGCGCCTGCACGCTGCATCTGAGGTGCCAGCATGATCCACGTATCCGAACTCTCCGGCGCCTGGCTGGATTACTGGGTGGCGCGCGCCGAGGGCGTGCCGGCCGGCCAGCTGCAGGTGCGCCAGGTCCAGCGTAGCGACGTCTTCCATTGCGTGAACGTGCCACAAGGCCCCGCCCGCGTCCTGGATTACAGCACCAACTGGGAGCGCGGCGGGCCGATAATTCAGCGCGAAGTGATCAAGCTGCAACCAGTTCTTCCAAGCGGGTCGACCTGGTACGGCACGACCATGCGAGGCCTGATCGAATCCAACCTTTCCGAAGTGCAGATGCATCGCGGCAAGGGCGAAACCCCGCTCGTTGCCGCCATGCGCTGCTACGTGGCGAGTAAGTTCGGCGAGGAAGTGCCAGAGGTGACGCCTTGAACCCGCGCATCTACAAGAAGCAGGCGAAGCGAGCGGTGGAGCTGCTGCGCAGCCATTCGGCCTACGGCAATGGCCTTCCGGACGTGTACAAGTGCGACCGCTGGGATCACCCGGAGGGCGACTACCGCACCGGTATTGGCATCGACGGCTGCCCGGTGTTCGGCTGGTGGAGCTCAACCCCTGACGGGCGCGAATGGGATGAGAAATGCACGCGCACCGACTGGATCGAGCACCACTATTGGATGGTCGCCGTGCCTGATGGCTACTTCAAGTCCGGTGACGAGCCCTGGCCGAAGATGACGCAACAGCAGAAGCGGGAGCGCTTCAAGCGTAGCCAGATCGCCCCAGGCTGGCGCTGGCGCGGCGGCCGCGCCGTCCGGATCGCGGGAGCAGCGCCATGACCCGCGCCAGCAAAGACCTGCGCGTCCTGGCCTGCATGTTCTGCAAGGATCCGTTGTTCCACGCCTACCTGCGCGCCATCGCGAAGGACCTGGCCGGCCCGCCGATCGAGCAGGGCCTGGTAGACGAATCGTTCGCCCGCGCCTTCGTCCTGACGGCCTGCCAGATCAAGACGCGCACCGAGCTGGACCTGAACAGCATCGCCGCCTACCGGTTCCACCAGCTGGTGCGCGGCCCGTTTATGGCCTGGAAGGCCACCCAACGTCCAGGAGTTCCTGCATGACCGACCTGACCAAACTGCACAAGAATGCGCTCTCGGCCGCGATGCGCGGCGGCACGGCCGGGTGGGGCGAGGTTGGCTCGTCGGCGCGCCACATCCGGTACAGCCAGCCTGTCCCGAAGCGACCGGGCAGGAAGAAAAAGTGCCACTGCGGATGCTGCGGCCCGAAAACACACCTGTGCATGGCCAATGGCGTATGCCTCGGGAGCGGTTGCGAACTGAGCGTGGCGCGCTGGGTCAAGACCGGCAATTCGCGCGCGCCGCGCCAGGCCGCGGGGAGATAGCCATGCCGTGCTGCATCGACAAGATCAAAAGCCCGACGCGCGAGGAATACGAGCGCTGGCAGAAGGATGGCTACCTCGGCACCTGGGAGCAGTACAGCGCCAGCAAGCAGCGTGACCAGGGCGGCCGGGTGTTCATCTGCGGCGACCTGGGCGATCACTGCGCGGACTGCGCTGGCTTCGGCGACTTCCTGTGCGATTTCCCGGTCGGCGACGGCAAGACCTGCGACCGCCTGATGTGCGACGACCACGCGAATGAGATCGCGCCGGAAGTCCACTACTGCGCGGCGCACCTGAAGATGTGGGAAGAGTTCAAGGCCGCCGGCGGCGTCGCCGCCGAGCTGGCCAACGTTGTGGCCTTCCCGAAACCACGTTAAATACTATGGAAGCGGCGCGGCCGCAGGAGGAAGTAATGGAAAACAATCAGATCGCAGGGCTACTGCTGTCGGGCAGCGCCATCTTCGCCGCCATCGGCGCGGTTCACATGAGCATCCGGGCGCGGCGCGCGCTGGGCCCGGCGGCGCCGGCGCCGCAACTGATCGATATCGATGTACTGATGGCGCGCGACGACAGCGGATGGTGGACCAATCCAGGCGTGCCCGATGTTGGCGAGGACGTCACGGCATGGAAAGAGTGGATCGAGGCGCAGCAGCTCGAAATCGATTATGCAATGCTGGAAGACGAAGACCCTGATCACCCTGCTTACGTTGCCTACTACGATAAGGGTGAGAACAGCGTGGCTGCCTGGGACGCGCGGTCACCGCGGCGCCAGCGCGAAGGGTGGCACACCCTGAGCATCCACGACAGCGAGGACGGGCCGGTGTGGGTTTTCGCGCGCCGCGCGCGACTGGAGGGTAAAGCACCATGATGGGGATGATCAACGCAAAAGCAGCAGCCGATATGCTGGGCATTGACCATCGTACAATGTATGACCTGGCGGCGCCCGCCGGCCCCATTCCTTGCTACCGAATGGGCCGGAAATGCATCCGATTCGAAGTGCAAGATATTCTCGATTACAAAAACAAATGCCGATCCGTTACGATAAGCGCAACCGTCGCTGGCGATATGAATTCAACAAGGTCATCCAGGGCCAACGTGTCCGCGCCTCAAAACTGCTTCCAGAAGCTTGGGGTCGCGACGAAGCCCAAGCGTTCGAGCAAGCCGAAACCGCCAGGCTCTACGGCGTTGCGTCTGGTGCCATAAAGGCACGCATCCTCATACAGAAGGCGGTCGACCTCTACGCCTACTACCGCTGCCCGGAACTCAAGACCGGCAACGAAATCATCCAGGAACTGGCGCTCATTCACGGCTACTTCGATGGCCGGTACCTGGATGAACTGGCGGACGTCGCCAAGGAAATCATCGACACCGAGACCTCGTGGTCGCCAGCCACGCTCAAGGCCAGGCTTTCCTACCTGCGCGCCGCCTGCAACTACGCCAAGAAGAAGCACGGCCTCGGCGACCGGAACGAACTTTACGAGCTGGCCATGCCCACCGTCCGCAACGCGCGCCACCATTACGCCGGCCGCGCCGATATGCTCAAGATCGCGCGCGCGTGCACTGACAAGGAGGGCAGGGCGCTAGTGCGCATCGCCTTCTACTCGGGCATGCGCCTGGGTGAGGTCCTGAGCCTGGGCAAAGGCGGCCAGATCCACGACGACGGCTTCATCCTGGACGACACCAAGAATGGTGAACGCCGGTTCGTTCCAATGCACCCGCGCATCCGTGTGCTGGTGCGGTACCTGCCTTTCACCTGGAGCCGGTCCTGGCTGGAGAAGCACGTGCGCGCGGCGATGAATCAGGCCGGATTCAAGCACCTGCATTTCCACGACCTGCGCCACAGCACGGCGAGCGAGATGGTGAACAACGGCGTGGAGCTGTACACTGTGGGCGGGATTCTCGGCCACAAGGACAAGAAAACGACCGAGCGCTATGCGCACCTGGTGCGCGGCACGCTGGCCGACGCGATCAAAAAAGTAGGCTAA